ATGCATCAAAAGGCGAAAGACATACTGGAAGGCAAAAGAGTAGACCCGACATTCCTCGCCATTATTTATGGGCTTGAGGATGATGCGGATATTGAAGACGAAAACAACTGGTATAAGGCCAACCCAAGTCTTGGTCATACCATTTCTATAGAGAGGGTCAGGGAGCACTACAATCAAGTCAAAGACGATCCGGCAGATCTAGCCTTGTTTAAACAACTTAGACTGAACATGTGGTTAAAGCAGGAAATCAAATGGATGCCCATGGATAAATGGGACCTTTGTAATTTCACTGTAGACCCGGAAGAACTGAAAGGGCGAGTCTGCTACGGAGGTCTTGACCTATCCTCAACCAGTGACATCACAGCCTTTGTGCTGGTGTTCCCACCTCAAGAGGAAGGAGATAAGTTTCAGGTGATCCCATACTTTTGGCTGCCAGAAGAAACCCTACATCAACGGGTGAAAAGAGATAGCGTTCCCTATGACATCTGGCACAGACAGGGACTTCTTAATCTTACAGAAGGAAACGTGGTCCACTATGGATTTATCGAAAAGTTCATCGAGCGACTTGGTGAGAAATATAACATCAGAGAAATCGTTTATGACCGGTGGGGTGCTACGCAGATGAGTCAGAACCTAGAGGGGATGGGCTTTACCGTGGTGCCTTTTGGCCAGGGCTTTAAGGATATGTCACCACCGACAAAGGACCTCATGAGACTCACCTTAAGCAAGCAGATAGCCCATGGTGGGCATCCGGTCTTAAGATGGATGGCAGATAACATTGTGGTCAGAACGGACCCTGCTGGTAACATCAAGGTGGATAAGGAAAAATCCTCAGAAAAAATCGATGGTATCGTGGCCATGATCATGGGACTTGCCAGAGCAACGGTGAATCCGCCGGATGATGATGGGTCCATTTACGATGAACGCGACATGATCGTTTTAGGATAGAAGGGGGTGAACATAGATTATGGCGAACTTTTTTAAATGGCTTTTTAAGGCGAGGGCAGAACCTACAGATAGTGTCAGCAGCGCACCAAACTTTTATATGGGTCAAAGTATATCGGGGAAAATTGTTAACGAGCGAAGTTCTATGCAGACCACTGCAGTCTTTGCCTGTGTGCGAATCATTGCTGAGACGGTGGCATCTTTACCCCTTCACACTTACAGGTACCAAGGTGACGGCAAAGAAAAGCTGTACACCCACCCGCTGTATAGGATTTTACATGATGAACCAAACCCGGAGATGACCTCCTTTACTTTAAGAGAAACCATGATGACCCACCTTCTTCTATGGGGAAACGCCTATTGCCAGATTATTAGAAATGGTAAAGGAGAAGTGGTGCATCTTTATCCCCTGCTTCCCGACAAAATGACGGTGGATAGAGATAAAAGTGGCAATCTCTACTACGCTTACAGGAAGGACACCACCACTCATTATCTAGGACCAGAAGATGTTCTGCATGTACCAGGTCTTGGTTTTGATGGTGTCATGGGTTACTCACCAGTGGCCCTTGCGAAAAATGCCATCGGACTTAACATTGCCGCTGAAGAATATGGTGGTAGATTCTTTGCCAACAACGCTACACCAAGCGGTATTCTTTCAACATCAGGAACCATCAAGGATCCTTCAAAAGTGAGAGATGCCTGGCAGGCAGCCTATGGAGGGAGTGGAAACAGCAATAAGGTGGCAGTCCTTGAAGATGGTCTTCAGTACCAAGCCATCAGCATGCCAAACTCCGAGGCTCAGTTTCTTGAGACAAGGAAGTTTCAGATTGAAGAAATTTGTAGAATCTTTCAAGTGCCACCCCATATGGTAGCAGACCTAAGCAAGAGTTCATTCAGTAACATTGAAAACCAATCCATCAGCTTTGTGGTCCATACCATCCGGCCTTGGCTGGTTCGAATAGAGCAGGCCATGAACAAGAAGCTCTTTCTTGAAAAAGAGAAAGGTCAGAGTTTTGTATCATTCAATGCTTCGGCACTTATGCGTGGGGATTATAAATCTAGGATGGATGGATACGCCATTGGTATTCAGAACGGATTCTTCTCCGTAAATGATGTTAGGAGGATGGAGAACATGGACCCTATCTCTGAAGAAGATGGTGGAGATTTGTATCTGGTAAATGGCAACATGTTACCTCTTAAGATGGCAGGGGCTTATGCAAAGAAAGCCATGGATGAGTCTGGTGGTGATGAGCCTTGATGATAAGTGTATAACTTGGCCCATTTCTGTGGACAACTACAAAATCAAATTGGAAGTATCAACAGCATTTCTCAAAATCGAGGAGTGCTTTTTTCATGCCCGAAAGGAGGTCGATTAGATGGATAAATTTTGGAGATGGGTGGTGAATGAAGCCGAGAAGCCTACAGTGAGAACCTTGCACCTTGAAGGGTACATTGCAGAGTCTTCTTGGTTTGATGATGACATCACCCCTAAACAGTTCAAGACGGAGCTTTATGGCAGTGGCCCGGAGACGGATGACATTGTTGTAAAGATACACTCACCGGGTGGAGACACCTTCGCAGCAGCGCAGATTTACAACATGCTGAGGGAATATCCCGGCAAGGTCAGTGTCCATATTGACGGGCTTGCAGCCAGTGCAGCTTCCGTCATTGCCATGGCAGGAGATGAGGTGTGTGTTTCTCCACTGTCAGTCATCATGATCCATAACCCAGCCATGCTTATTGCTGGGGAGGTGGCGGATCTACAGGTGGGGATTAACCTACTCAGTGAAGTAAAAGAGAGTATTATCAATGCTTATCAGACAAAGACGGGTCTTTCCAGAGCAAAAATCTCACACATGATGGACGCTGAAACCTGGATGAGTGCCCACAAAGCCATCGAGCTGAAGTTTGCCGACAAGATTCTCTATGAATCAGAGCCGGTAGATGAAGGTTCCGGTGGCTTTATCTTTGACCAGATGACAGTGACAAATGCTCTAAGGAACAAACTCCCAGGCATTCAGGCGAGGATGAAATATCTCTCAGATAAACAGGGAGAAGAGAAGGTAGCAACACCTGAAGAAGTGCCTATGAACAAAGAACCAAAGCAAGAACCAGTAGAAAAGACACTTATCCCTATTGCCCAGCTGGAAAGACGGCTGGAGCTGATTAAAAATTGGAGGTAATGAATATGAGTAAAATCCAAGAACTAAGAGAGAAACGTGCCAAGGTTTGGGAGCAGGCTAAGACATTCCTTGATGAACATCGTCAGGAGAACGGTCTAATCAAACCTGAGGACAATGCCGTCTATGAAAAGATGGAAGATGAAGTGGTCAGCCTTGGAAAGGAAATCGAGCGCCTTGAGCGTCAAGAGATGATGGACAGAGAGCTTTCAGCTGTCCTTAGTAAACCGCTTGCATCCAGACCTGATAAGATGACCGAAGAAAAAACTGGCAGAGCATCTGATGCCTATAAGAGTGCCTTTTGGGGTGCCATGAGAAACAAGATGAATCCTGCTGTACACAATGCACTTCAGATTGGTACTGATTCAGAAGGTGGTTTCCTTGTACCGGATGAGTATGAGAACCAGCTGATTCAGGCACTTGAAGAGGCGAATGTTCTTAGAAATCTGTGTAACGTGATTACGACCAGTTACGGTGACAGAAAGATTCCTGTTGTAGCAAGTCATGGATCCGCTGCATGGATGGACGAAGAAGCAGCCTTCACTGAAAGTGATGATGCCTTCACGCAGGTGACATTGTCGGCATACAAACTTGGTACCATGCTGAAGGTTTCTGATGAGCTTCTCAATGACAGCTACTTCGACCTTGAAGCCTACATTGCAACTGAGTTTGCAAGACGAATCGGTGCCGCAGAGGAGGAAAGCTTCCTCACTGGTAATGGAAGCAGCAAACCTACAGGACTTCTTCATGCAACTGGTGGAGCGAGCCTTGGTGTAACTGCCGCAAGTGCAACAGCTATCACCATTGATGAGGTGCTAGACCTTTACCACAGCTTGAAGTCGGCTTACAGAAAGAACGCGACCTTCCTAGTGAATGATGCGACCATCAAAGCCATCAGAAAGCTTAAAGATGGTCAGGGTCAGTACTTGTGGCAGCCATCTGTTCAGGCGGGAACACCAGATACGATTCTGAATCGTCCGGTGGTTACTTCTCAGTATATGCCTACAGCTGCAGCCGGTGAGAAAACCATTCTCTTTGGAGACTTTAAGTACTACTGGATTGCTGATCGTCAGGGTAGAACCTTCAAACGTCTGAACGAACTCTATGCAGCAAATGGTCAGGTCGGATTCCTTGCATCTCAGAGACTGGATGCGAAGTTGATCCTTCCTGAAGCCATCAAGGTCCTTCAACAAAAGGCCTAAGTAATTTAACGGGAAGGTGGTCCTAGTTACTGCCTTCCTTTCACTTTGATAAGGAGGGAAAACCATGGGATATAACACGCAAAACTATACCGAGCAGGGTGGAGAGAAGACCGTCATTGGCGGAGAACTTGCCGTAACTGCAGAAGGAAAAATCACATTTGATGGGATAGAGTTGAAACCTGCAGCCCTTCAAGCAGACAGCACAGCTGTAGATGTGGCGGACCTGGTGGCTGATTTCAATGCCTTACTTTTAAAGCTTAAAACCGCTGGCCTCATGGAAAGCGAG